TATGATGCAAATACTGGTGAAGTTCGTGATGATAGAAAATTTATGAGTATGATGGAAGATTTTTGGCTTCCTCGTAGAGAAGGTGGTAGAGGAACTGAAATCTCAACACTTCCAGGTGGACAAAATCTTGGAGAACTTGCCGATATTGAATATTTCCAAAAGAAACTTTATAGAGCACTTGGAGTTCCTGAGTCAAGAATTGCTGCAGATGGAGGTTTCAATCTCGGACGTTCTTCTGAAATTTTAAGAGATGAACTTAAATTTGCCAAGTTTGTTGGACGTTTGAGAAAGAGATTTGCTCAAATGTTTAATGACATGTTGAAAACTCAATTAATTCTCAAAAATATTGTATCACCAGAAGATTGGGAAAGAATCAGTGATCACATTCAATATGATTTCTTATATGATAATCAGTTTGCAGAACTCAAAGAAACTGAAATGTTGAATGAACGTCTTGGTGTTCTTGCAACGATTGAACCTTATATTGGAAAGTATTATTCCACCGAATGGGTACGTAGAAAAGTTCTTCGTCAGACAGATGCTGAAATGATTGAGATGGATGATCAGATTGAACAAGAAATTAAAGATGGAATTATTCCAGATCCAAGTTCAGTAGATCCTATTACAGGAGAACCATTACCTCAAGAAGGAGAGCAGGGTATGATGGGTGATGTGCCGATGGAACCGGAGATTGATGGTGGAATTGTTGATGCAGATGGTAAAGCTGCTGAGATATAAATAACAAATATAGATATATTAAATTTTCATGGAAGAAATTGTAAATTTAATCGGAGCAGATTCTTCTGCATCTGATATCAGTGACAGGATTAAAGACGTTTTATATGCAAAAGCAGCAGAACGTATTGATACTATCAGACCAACTGTTGGAGCATCCATGTTTGACGATCAATCATCAGAGGGACAAGAATAATGTCAAGGACTTTATTAGTTGGCATTGGCAATGAAGTTGCATTAGATACTCCAACAACTTTAGATAATGCAACAGTGGTTCGTGTTTACAATGGAGTAGGAAGTACAGCAACTGTTAGTGTTGCAAAAAGTACTACTGCTGGATATGCAAATACTGCAACAGTTTCTTTGCCACAAGGACATGTTGAGTTTTTTGAAAAGGGTCCTCAGGATCAAATTTCAGCATCTGCAGCAGCAGTTGTAGGTTTAAAAGTAGGTTTTACCGGTTAATTAAATGAAACTCATCACAGAAGAAATTTCAAACGTACAAATTATTACTGAAGGCAAAGGTGCCAGTAAAAAATTGTATATTGAAGGTGTTTTCTTACAAGGAAATATCAAGAATCGTAATGGAAGAATGTATCCTATGGAAACACTTTCCAAGGAAGTAAACAGATATAATGAGACGTTTGTTCAGAAAGGACGTGCTTTGGGTGAACTTGGACATCCAGATGGACCTACCGTAAATCTTGATAGAGTTTCTCATAAAATCACTTCACTTGTAGCAGAGGGAAACAATTTCAGAGGTAAGGCACAAATCCTCAATACCCCTATGGGTAAGATTGCATCTTCTCTTCTCGATGAAGGTGTAATGCTTGGAGTTTCTTCACGTGGTGTTGGTTCATTAAGAGAAGATCGTAGTGGTGCAAAAATTGTTGGTGAAGACTTTATGTTAGCAACTGCTGCTGATATCGTTGCTGATCCTTCTGCACCTGATGCCTTTGTTCAGGGAATTATGGAAGGTAAAGAATGGGTTTGGGAAGGAGGAATTCTTCGTGAACAACTTGCAGAAAAAACTCAAAAGAGAATTAATACTCTCGTAGACCAAAGAATGCTTGAAGAGCATAAGTTGAACCTGTTTAACGATTTTCTGTTAAATCTTTAAATTATAAATAAATATAGATTAATACAAAAAATCTATAAATCAAATGTCCGTTGGTAGCAATTTACAAGAAATGGAAAACGTAGTAACCAAAGGCTCTGCTGCATCTGAATCAATGCCAAAAGCAGGAAGCAATGCTTCCGGTGTTTCGACACCTGGCCAAACTGGCAATTGGGAAGATCTCGGTGGTCCTACTCCAGAAAACTATAAGGTAGATGATAACTCTGCCAAACTCAAAGAACCTACAATTTCATCCGTTAAGGATATAGTAAACAAAGGTGCTAAGCCTGCTGAATCTATGCCTAAGGGTATGAAAGAGGAAGAGGAAGTTGAGGGTGAAGTAGTTGCTGAAGAAGAGACTACTGAAGAAGAGGTAGTTGCTGAAGAAGAAACTACTGAAGAAGAAGTAGTCACCGAAGAAGAGGAAGTAGTTGCCGAATATGACATCGAAGAAGATGTCGAAGCACTGCTTGCTGGTGAAGAACTTTCTGAGGAGTTCCAAGAAAAAGCACGCACCATTTTCGAAACTGCTATCAACGCAAAAGTTGCCGGAATTCAAGAAGAACTGAAGGCACAATATGAAGCAACTCTTGAAGAGGAAGTTGTTTCCATTAAGGAAGAACTCACTGAGAGAGTTGACGCATATCTTGAGTATGTTGCCGAAGAGTGGATTTCGGAAAATCAACTCGCAATTGAGCAAGGTCTCAAGTCCGAAATGACTGAATCATTCCTCACCGGAATGAGAAGTCTTTTTGAAGATCATTATGTAAATATCCCTGAAGAGAAATATGATGTAACTACCGCAATGGTAGAAAAATTAGATGAGATGGAAGATAAACTCAACGAGCAAATTAAAACTAATATTGCTCTCAAACAAAGATTAGCTGAGTCGGTTGCTGATGTAATCTTCTCCGAGGTTTGTGAAGGTCTTGCACTTTCACAAAAGGATAAACTCGCTTCTCTTGCAGAAAATGTTGAGTTTGATAGTGAAGATACATATCGTGAGAAACTGGTAACTCTGCGTAAGTCATACTTCCCAGAGAATGCTGGATCTCAAAGAGACCAGTCAGAGAATATTTCTGAGAGTTCAGAAGTTTCTAGTCAACCAGCAACTGGTTTAATGGAATCATACTTGAACACTCTGACCAGAGTTTCGCAAAAGTGATTTTTTAATCATAAATCAAACTAAAAATTTTTAACAAGGTAAATTCAAATGCAAGGTTTCAATGCTGAACACCTTCAGGAGAAGTGGGCACCTATCCTCAACCATGAGGGTCTCGGTGGCATCCAAGATGCCCATAAGAGAATGGTTACCGCAGTTCTTCTGGAGAACCAAGAAAAAATGCTTAAGGAAGAAAGAGAATTTCTTTCTGAAGCTGGTCCAACTAACTCAACCGGAGCTGGAGTTGCTAACTTCGATCCCGTTCTGATCTCCTTGATCAGACGTGCAATGCCTAACCTGGTCGCATATGACCTGGCTGGTGTTCAACCAATGAATGGTCCTACTGGTCTGATCTTTGCAATGCGTTCCCGTTACTCTTCTCAGAGTGGCGCAGAAGCACTGTTCGACGAACCAGATACTGGATTCTCCAATAGTGGAATCGGAACTGCAAACCCATATGTTGCTGGTTCTGAAGGCAATTCAGTTGGTTTTGGTACTACCGGTTCTCAACTTGGATCCAATCCAGGTCTGCTTAGCCCAACTGCTCAAACTGAAAGCGGATACACTGCACAGCAGGGTATGGATACCGCACAGTCTGAAGCACTGGGTAATGGCGAATCTTTCAACGAGATGGCATTCTCGATTGAGAAAGTCACCGTTACTGCAAAGTCAAGAGCACTGAAAGCCGAGTACTCATTAGAACTCGCACAGGACCTCAAGGCAATTCATGGTCTGAATGCTGAAGCAGAATTGGCAAACATTCTCTCAACTGAGATTCTTGCCGAAATCAACCGTGAAGTCATCAGAACCATCTATAAAGTTGCAGAGCCTGGTGCTCAAGCAAACGTTGCAACTCCTGGTACTTTCGACCTCGACGTTGACTCCAATGGTCGTTGGTCTGTTGAGAAGTTCAAGGGTCTGATTTTCCAAATCGAGCGTGATGCTAACGCAATCGCACAAAGAACTCGTAGAGGAAAGGGCAACATGATCCTCTGCTCTGCAGACGTTGCTTCCGCACTGACCATGGCTGGTGTACTTGATTACACCCCAGCACTCAACGCAAACCTGAACGTTGATGACACCGGTAACACCTTCGCAGGTGTACTTGCAGGTAAGTATCGTGTATACATCGATCCATATTCTGCAAACGTCTCTGGTGATCAGTACTACGTTGCTGGTTATAAGGGTTCTTCACCTTATGACGCAGGTCTGTTCTACTGCCCATACGTTCCTCTCCAGATGGTTCGTGCCGTCGGTGAGAACACCTTCCAGCCTAAGATTGGATTCAAGACTCGTTATGGTCTTGCTGCTAACCCATTTGCAGAAGGTGCTGCACCTGTTACTAATCCTGGTGCTCTCAAGACTAACGCAAACCGTTACTACAGAAGAGTCAAGGTTCAAAACCTCATGTGATATCAGCCTTCGGGCATTCACTTCTCAGAGGGTTCTTCGGAACCCTCTTTTTTTATCTAAATAAAAATAAAAATGGCTTGTAATTTTCCCAACCAAATAAACAATAGAAACTTTTTATCTCCGGTTGGTTTTAAGTTTACATTATCAAAAGATCCAAAAATTTCTTTTTTCTGCAATTCTGCAAGAATACCTGAAATTAGTTTAGGTTCCGCAGTTCAACCAAACTATCTCAAGGATTTGGATGTTCCTGGAGACAAGTTAAACTATGGTGATTTTTCTTTAAGATTTTTAGTTGATGAGAACATGGAAAATTATATGGCAGTTCACAATTGGTTGACTGGTCTAGGATTTCCAGAAACTACTCAACAATTTAGAGATTTAATAACTGATGATAATGGAGTAAGAGATTTAAACTATCAATTTAGTGATGGAAGTCTTCACATCTTAAATAGCAATTTCAGAGATGTTGCTATTGTAAAATTTAAAGATTTATTTCCAACTTACTTAACATCTTTAGAATTTGAGGCAAGTGATTCTGATATAAACTACTTTACAGCAGAGGTCACTTTCAAGTATACTATCTACAATGTACTAGCATCTGATAATAGAACACCCTTATGAATCTTGATCAAATTCAGGAGATGTGGGAAAGAGATTCTCAAATCGACCCTGATAATCTACATGATGAATCTTTAAAAATTCCTCAACTTCATTCAAAGTATTATACACTTTATAATACAATTACACTTCTAAAAGAAAAGGCAAGAGAACAATTTAATAGAGTTAAGTTGGAAAGGTATAATTACTACACTGGAAAGGCACCAGCAGAGGTTTATGTAGAAGAACCATTTCCATATAAAGTTCGAGATAAAGAAGCATTACAGAGGTATCTGGATGCTGATGAGAGATTAAATAAAGTAGATCTTAAAATTCGTTATTATGATGTTCAACTAAAGTTCTTAGAAGAAATTATTAAAACAGTTTCGAATAGAACTTTTCAAATTAAGAATGCAATTGATTGGAACAAATTCCAAGCAGGATACAACTAATGGATGATAAAGAATCACCTTTTGTTTTAGATTTTGGTATAGAAGATATACATCTTTTATACCATTGCGTATGTAAAAGAATTGAGACTTGGGAAGGACATCCATCCAGACATCCTTATGAGCAGGAGCATCTCAATTATTTAAAGATGGAATTATATAAAGCAGTATTAGATTTTAAGTTTAATGGTGGAGACTAAATATTCATAGGTGAATCCTATGGATTATGTCTCATTTGATTATTTCAAAAAAGAATGAAGTATATCTTCAGGTAAAAGCAGAACCTCATGTCTACTACGAGTTAGCAGACCAATTTACCTTTGATGTGCCAGGTGCAAAGTTTATGCCCCAGTATCGCAGCAGACACTGGGACGGAAAAATTCGTTTATTCAATACTCAAACTGGAGAGATATATGTTGGGTTATTGGATAAACTTACAAAGTTCTGCGATGATCATGGATATACTTATGAGTTTGTAGATAATAAGTTTTATGGTCTTCCTTTTGAGACGAATGATTTTATCTCA